ATTTGTGTTTTTAATTATATTTCCTTTTACAAATCTTCCTTTCTCATCTCTTATATTAATTCCTTTTGCTTTAATCCAACTTATTATAGATTTTATTGGTGGAGGAGTTTTATTGACACCTCTACCTTTATCTACGTTTATCAAATAATTCATTGCATCCAAATCAAAAGATATTGTTTCCATATTTTCACTTATAATAACATTTTTTGCTTTAATACTATTAATTAAATTACCAGTCGCTCTTTTATTACCAATACCCTTTTGAGGTATACCGAACGGAAACCTTTTTTCTCTTAGTATATCTTTAATGATGTCGGTAATTACTACCTCCATTTCTTTTTCTGTCATTGTTAAATTATTCCGTTTAATAAGTTATCAACAACAAAAGGCGTCGGTGACGGAGTTGGAGTCGGTGACGGAGTTGAAGTTGGTTCTGGCGTTGGGGTTATTTGTATTTCTTCCATATTGTTTTGTTTTTATCTTACTTGTTTTACACTTGTTATTATTGATGGTACTGCTGGTATATTTCCTGATGGTGCTTCATATATTAAATCACCATCGCCATTTGCGTTCTGCCACGCAATTTCATAATAGTCATTTGCTGCAGCTTCAACAATATATTCTACTGTCATAACACTTTCTTCATTATTCTTAACAACTAATTTAGTTGAGGTGTTATTTACATTTGTACCGTTTTTCTTTAACCACATATAAACGGTGTCTTGTCCACCATCACCTTTAAGTTGTGCGGAAAATGTAATTGAATAAACACCTGCGTTTGCTATTGTTAATTGTGAACTTGACGCTAATGTAACACCAAAAGATGTACCTGTATTGTTATAAGTTGCACTACCTGAAACACCTGCTGCTAATGTTTGTGTTTGAGTTGAGTAAAAATCACCAACACTAAATAAGTTTGATGTTACTGCTGAATAAGGTGATTTAGTTAATATACCTGTACTATCAGTTGTTACAACAAATGAACCTGATGCGTTAGATAAACTACTTACAGATAATGAACCTGTAATTACTGTATTACTATTCAACGTTAATGGTGCTGCACTGCCACTCTTAAACATAATAGGGTTACCATCATTAGGTAATTGTAAGTTGAAATAGCTTTCACATTCATTTACACCACTCGGTCCTCTACCTAATATCAAGTTATTAGAACCAGTATTGTAAGCAGTGTCACGTGCTAAAATTATATTATGTGAACCTGACCTTAAACTAATATTCTGAACACCTAACATCAAGTTATTTGAACCTGTCCTGAAGTTATTAAAGTTACCACCCATCGTGTAGTTGTCAGTGCTATCATCGGTAATACCAAATTGTGTATTAACCTGGTCCATATTTGATTGACCTAAGAAGAAACCAACATTTCTTGATGGACTGAAAAATAATTGAGGTTGGTTATTTGCTGTTGCAATTCTAATTGAACCTGATGCGTCAGACATTCGCATTGAACCTGACTGAATATCAAGAGTATTAGTAGGGTTACCTGGTCCTGCTATTATTGTTACGTTACTACTACTAACAATTAATGAACCTGTAATATTTTGTGTAGCAAAAGCTGAACCTGTTGTGATTAAACCATTTCTATCTATTGATGTAATTGTAGTACCGTTAAGAATTAAAGAACCAGTAATGTTTGTTACACCTGTAACTGATAAAGCGTTCATATTTGATGACCACGCTTCAGCTTGTAATAAATAATCGTGACCTGCGTTAGAAGTGTTTGATATTTTTAACGCACCACTCATAAATTGAGTAAAGTTATGTGAACCTGTTGTGATTAAACCATTTCTATTTCCGTCACCAACTGGTGAACCATTTAAAAATAATGAACCTGATATTCTTGCTGAACCTGATATAATTGTATTTCCACTACCGTCTACCTCAATAGCGTTTCTTCTATCACCTGCACCTGAACCATTACCTACAACAAATATTGTGTTACCCGTAATTATTTTGTTCCATTGACCAAACGCAGCTAAACCTGACATTGATTGTTGTGGATTAACACTAAGGTTGTTACCATATATGATTGAACTAAACATATCAGTATTAGAACCTGTTGCGTTCAAATTCACCACATTACCAATACCACCTAATATGTTTGTACTAAATAACCTTGCGGCGTTTGTTGCAGGGTTACCACCGTATTGAACGTGGTTATTAAAACCACCAATAATATTTTGTCTTAATTCTACAAAATTGTTTGAACCTGTTTGAAAAAATGAGTTGGTTACAAAATTGTTTGTACCGAATGTTATATTATTTGATGCTGCTATTGATGAACTAATATTATTTAATGTTATATTACCAGCAAAATTATTATTAATAATTGACGATTGACGTGCTGATATAATACTACCTGTTAGTAAATTGGTATTTTGATTTATTGCTACAATACCATTATTAATATTTTGTGCGTAATTAACTGAACCTGATTGTGAATTAATTGTAACACTGTTATAAATAACGTTATTATTAAATTGTGAATTAACACTTGCAGTAATAAGGTTTATTGTCAACGCACCGTTCAACTGATTGTTTAACATAACTGGTGATAATAATGAACCAGTATTTAATGTTGGTATTGTTCCAACAATATTATTACCACCTAAATAACCATATGAACCAGGAAAAGGTGTTGGTATTGTGTTGTTTCTAAACGGATTGAATATAATATTATTTGAACCTGATATAACGATTGAACCTGTTTGTGTTGCAATTGGTGCAGGTCCACCATTCAATAATAAGTTAGATTGTGTAACTGGTGATGATGATGTTATATTCAATTGCACTGAACCACTTAATCTTGCTTCCGATGTAAAGTTTATTAAACCATTATTAATTGCGTTACCAACCAATGAACCTGATATAACTGTATTACCTAAAATTAAACTACCTGTAATTTGTTGTGTTGAACTAACACTACCTGTTGTGATTAAACCATTTCTATCACCACCACCTGAACCTGTAACAGGAACACCATTCACTAAAAATTGTCCTGTAATATCTATTGAACCTGTTACTATAATATCCCCTGTATAAGGACTTTCAAATGATGTTCCACTGGTTCCACTTGAACCTGCTTGACCACTTGTTCCTGATGAACCATCACTACCATTACTTCCACTCGTGCCACTTGTTCCTGATGAACCTGCAACACCTGATGTACCTGAGCTTCCGCTTGAACCACTCGTTCCTGAGCTACCAGTTGTTCCACTACTTCCTGAACTACCTGACGTTCCACTCGTTCCACTTGAACCATTACTACCACTCGTTCCTGATGAACCTGACGTACCGTTTATACCTGACGTTCCTGACGAACCATTACTACCACTGGTACCTGATGATCCACTACTTCCTGATGTCCCTGCGGTTCCCGAAGAACCACTCGTACCTGACGTACCACTTGAACCTGAGGTACCTGCTGTACCTGATGTTGATCCTGTGATAGGAAAGTTATTAACAGTAAATGAACCTGATATATTAATCGCTGTCAAACTCATTTGTAATGGGCTATTGCTACCATCACCAGCTTGAATTGTTTGTAATGTACTTGTTAGACCAGTAGCACTGTTTGTTAATTTCATTAATCCTTGAAATGAACTACTGACGTATAGATTATTAAGTTGTCCCATATATATTTATATATTTTTAATTTTGTTTTTTTACATTATCCCATTGGTCATCTATCTCTCTCCATAACCTATCTAATTCTTCCCACGTAATACCATCACCGAAATTTGTAATTGGAAGCACACATCTATTGTAATCAAACTTTTGTTGAATACTAAGAGTTAATGTCCAACCTGCAAGTACACTTTCTGTTTCTTCAAGCCAGGGTTCAAGGTTTGCGTTCCACTCCACATCATAATCAGATAAGTACGCCTTAGCGTAGAAGTCTTTCATAATTTCTAATGTGTCGGATAACACGTCTTGTTGGTTAGATAAATCTTCCTCAACCTTATCACATATTATTAATCTCCACGTTATATGTAAATGATTTGTATTTAATCTTGTTCTCTCAGGAACAAAATACATACGAGGATATAATGGCTCAACGTCAGTCAATACGTTGTTGGTTAATTGATGTATGTCACCAAATCCAAAACTATTAACTTGTTCGTGCAAATCTGCGAACTCTTTCCAATCTTCTATAATTTGTAAGTATGAACTAAAAGATAAATCTTGATTAAAACTAAAATCATTTCTAATTGGAATAACGCAAGAATTATAATCAAAAGGTGCAGACATTTTAATGTTCATAGTCCACCCACCTAAGTTTGTTTGGAACCTTTCTAAGAAAGGATATACCTCAGGTCCCCAATCTCCCACAATAATGTTACTAAAATCACCCTGCTCGTAGGTATATGATTGCCAAAATACAGTCCAAATGTCTGTAATAATACTTAGCGTGTCCGACATTACCTCAGGTTGATTAGATAAATCATCGTCAATAACGTCCATTACAATTATATGAAAATTATAATGTATATGGTTTTCATTAAACTCAACATTGGATGGAACCACATACATACGAGTGTATTTTGGTTCTTGTTTTGTGGCTAAATCGTTTGTACATTGAGTAATATCACCGAACCCGAAAGACTTAATCTGCTCGTGGTGGTAAGCTATACTGCTAAAATACGTTAAAAGTTGTTTATAATTCATCATATCCTTAATAGTAAATATAAAAAGATTAAGAATATATCTTGAATTATATCTTATTCATCGCGTTTTTCTGCAATCTTATTTGTTCCCTATCATAATCAATTAAAAACGATAACTGATTTAAGACCTCATTTAGATTTTTTTTGTAGATTTGGTCGTGTTTTGTAAAATCATTTGAAGTAAGTCTGTTGACGACAAGGAACCATCCGTAGGCTTGTTGAAAACCTTTTTCCATATTATTTTCCGTAGACCCCATAGTATTTTCAGCTTCTTCCATACGGAGATCTTCGGGATCGAAGATGCTCGGGAATAGAGAAAAAATCTCTCTACGCAACTGGTAAAAAAAGTTTGTGCTCCGAGCACGTACCTCACATCTAATCTCTTTTTAAATAACTCAGCACGTGCTGTCATCTTCTTTATATCATACTCCTCAATCAAAAAATTATGTTCTGTAATCTCGTGTTCTATTGGTCGGTACATTATTGCTGCAAGTATGTGTAGCATATCTAATAATTCCGTTACAGGTTTGGTAGAGATGGTGTCAAGATCCACGAACTCAGCAAAAGTTAAATCTCTCCAATTTGGAATAAAGCCATAGTGAACACCATCCAATTCAAACCTATCAACAAACTTTTGTTTCTCGGTAGGGATAAGTTCCATAATGTACGCTGCAAGATAATTTACTTCCTCGTAATCAGCTTTCATCAATTTATCTAATGGTGCGCCAGTGATAATACTAACCAATTTTGCTGCGAAGTATTGCTCAGTAAATAAATCTTTTACCTTAAAGATTTTTGCATAATCACCAACTGACATATAATTTGGTACATCGTACCCTTGTTCATCAATATTTAATTCCATATATATTTGTTTTAACCCATAAACGCAATTGCGTATTTACCGGTAGATTTTATGTTTCTCAACTCAAAAAATAATCTCATCATAATTGCGTCACTCAAATCGGGAGACTTACCTAATAATCTTTTCATCTCATCCTTAGATTGTACCGACACCTTTCCATCCTTATCTATATTCTTCAATTTGACCGCCAACAATTCTTGCGTTATCTCATCAATAACTGATGGGTCCAATATATTTAAACTAATCTTGTTCTCTTTAAAAGCCTCAGACAATTTAACGTAACACTGACTTTTCAAATTGCTGAAGTTTTGATTGTGTAGTGGGCTACTATTGTTTACGAAATTCACACAACCTTTAAGATTGTCTGCAACACCTCCTCCAACGCCGTCCGCGTCGACAATAACATTAGACATTGGTATATCGTATTTATCAATTAGACCCTTAATTTCTTCCGTCAATTCAACAGTTGATAACTTAGTATAGACGTGGTGTTCTACGAGCACCATACCTATCCAAATCATCACGACGGACCTATCCGCACCAAAACGTGCAACGTCCACTGACATATACTTTTTATTGTTAGGGTTAGGTGATAAGTATAATACTGAACTCGTTACACCATCAAACGTAAACAAACTATCATCTTCATCCATATAATCCCAATCTCCTTCTAAAAGTCTACGTCGCTGCGCATCAGGTAGAGTCTTTAACATTTCAATATACGACTGAGGTAAGTGTGGATTATCTAATGGTAGTGCAGGAATAAACTCTCTATTGATAGGAAGTAATCCTTGTTTGTAAGGAATATAAAACTCCTTCTTCAACCATACTTGTCCTGGATTGCACGTTAAAAATATCTTAGGTTGCAATTTATATTTGCTCAATTTAAAACGAATACGTGATTTAAGAATGTTATAAGCCAACTGACTAATCTGCGCAGCTTCATCCACAAATACTGCTGTAAGTTCAAGACCACCTAAGCTATCAAAGTTAGGGTCGCTCGGCTGAAACTGTAAGTCCTTTAATAATATCTCAGAACCATTATATAATTTAATTATGTTTGTTTGTCCGTTATACTTGAAGTGATTATCGCTATTCAAACCCATCGCTTTAAATGTTTCAAACAGCGTATTAAGTGTAGTGTTTTTTAATTGTGACAATACTGTACGACCAATCAAACATCTTATACCTTCATATTTTATACACAACGTAATAATCCAAATACAACCCAACCAGCTTTTGCCCGACCCAGCACTTCCGCCGTAGAGTATTTCACTGGTGTGATCATCCATTAAAACCTTCCAACATTGACCTTGCTTTTTAGTTAAGTTAATATCCATTAATTATGTACGTATAATATTTTATTTACCTTATGGAACCCATCACTTTCAAACCAATATCTTGTTCTATATTTGTTTATAAACTCCCAATCTGCGTTGTAATCTGTTTTGTCTAATTCAATTCCCTCAGCAAGTTTTGGTTTAAACATCATATTACCAATATCAATTAGACCTTTTCTAATGTCAGAATTAACAGCTAAATAACCAAACGCGTTATGAACCATATTACAATAGACAAAATGTTTACCATCACTATCATTTAACATCTCACGAACAAAAGTCGGAACATAATAGTTGTCATCACCAGTCATTACCATCCATTCTTCTTGTGCCTGAGATAAGCCATAATTTCTTGCAGTGTGTCCCCAATCTTTATTAGGACCATCAATATGACTAAAACGTATTTTAGGATTATCTTGATAAGTGTCTTTAACATATCTGTATTCGTTAGTTATACCATCTATAACTACGTGCGCTCTCCATCTATTATCTGTCTGCACAATTAATGATTGTAATATAACCATCAATTTATCAGGTGAGTTGTGTGTAGGTATTACAAATTCTATCATTAGTCAATATTAATATTAATTGATATTGGTTCGCCGTTGCTTGTTATATCAAGTTTTCTATTCTCTAAACCATATATCTTATTGAGGTCGGAAAGTAATTCTCTCTCAACTTTTTTGTTACCATCTCTCCTGCATCGGTGAAGTAAATCAAACATCCTTGCAAGTTGTTGTTCTATAATTTCTTCGGACTTATCTTCATACCTCATCTTCAATCTCATCTTAGCTTCCTTCATTTGATATTCCATCATCCTTCCTGTAATTCCAAATTCTTTTGCACCTAAATCTCTCATCTCATTGTAACCTAATTTCTCATACAACATCATCTCATATATACGAGGGAACCTGCTTTCATATTGTTCACCAGAATACGCAGGTCCAACAAGTGGTCTGCTGTCATCAATAATATCAAACTCAGGTAGGTCTGCTTTAATTTCTTTTTGCACTACGATATTTTCTTTTGGTACATATTTACTCATTATACTTTCATTTTTAATACTTCAATTATATAATTCTTTAATCTTCTTGCTTGTCCATTTACGCAAGACCTACAATCAAAATTAAAATCTTCATTAAATAAAAAATTATATACCTTATTTATTTGCTCTCTTTTGTTTTCAACTCTATTACCCAACTCAATATACGCTAAACGTATTTCATCAGGAGTTGGTATGTAAAGTTCATCTTCAATCAATTCAGGTAATACAATAGGAGTTGCAGCTTTCTTCTTACAGCTTGTGCAGCCCTTCTTCCTTTTACCATTAGCTTTTGATTTTAAAATCTTTTCTTCCAATTCTTTATTCATCATCTTCTTCGTTTAAAGGATTTATTACATCAATGTTATTGAACCACTCAATTTCTTCTTGTGTCAATTCTTTTGGTGTTTCAGTTAGTTCACCCAACTGTTCTATTATTTGTTCCTTAATCGGTTTCTTATTGTTTTTGCAATTGCAGCCCATTTGATTGTATTCTTAATATTCTTGCTTTATTATCTATATATTCTTGTACGTCTTCCGGTGTAGGTATTGTTAACATCATCTCATCGTTCATAAGATCCTGCGCAGTTAACTTACCTTGCTTTTTTAATCGTTCAATCTTTCTTTTATGTCTTCTATTGCTACTGCTACTCATTATTAAATCTTTTAAATGTGTTATGTTTTACAATTGCTTTTGTCTCATTAACATACCGAGCTATACTTGTGATAGGTATTGTGGTGTCTAATGAAACCTTTTTCAAGCTACCCATCGTAATATATTTTTGGAAGATAATCTTGTTGAACCAATTAACTTCCGTCCACTCCATCTCCATTATATCAAGTAACTTGTGCGTGTTAAATATATCATCATCACTTTCTTTATCCATTACCTCAAATAACTCATTGTACAAATTACTTTCTTTCCTAACTCTCCTATAAAAAGGACTTGTTTTAGAGTGCCAGTTTATAGTCAGACATTTAACAATATAATATTTTATGTTGTTATCATCAAGTTTCTTTAAGTTTATCTCGTTCTTTTCATATAGTTGAAGTAAAACATCATTCAACAAATCACCTGCTAACGTGTCGTTCTTAGTTATCTTATTACAAATTTTTAATAGTTCATAATAATTTTTGGTTATGTAATCATTTATCTCAGGCTTCATTCAATCTGTTCTTGCAGTCATAAATTACCTGCGCTACTTCATACAATTCCATATCAACATTTGATTGAAGTGAACTCTCTAAAATTTCGTTTAGAAAAGTAATTCTGTTTATGTGTGGTACACTCTCCAACTCTTTATCAATATAAACCAATAGGTGATCTATTAAGTTATCACATACAATATTCTTTTGTTTCTTAGTAAACGTAGGATATGTTATCGGTATATCTATAAACCCCAAATCAATCTGCTTTCTTCTCACGATAATAATTGTTTATAATAGTTCTTATTGTGGTGTGGCTGCAACAATAAATATAAGCCAAATCAAAAACTGGTACCCCATCCTCTCTTTGCTGCACAATCTCTTTGATATATTTGTGCACCCCGTGCTTCTTTCTCACTATAACACCATCAGGACGACGTTTAATCTTAGGACGAGGGATTATGTTCAACCACGTCCCGAACTTATCTTTAACACCCTCACGAGACCAAATACCTGTGTCTTCGTTAAATACCCATCCTAATCGTTCAAGCACCATAAAGGTCTGCGCTTTCTGATATTCATCAGCGTACTTATTTGGTTTTTGTAAAACTCTTTCACTTCCTCCTTCACTCATAACTCTATTATAATTTCTGTCATTCTGATTTTTTCTAATACAACTAATACAATACCTACCCTGCACTTCTTTACCGCTATCGTAATACCCTGTTAATGGTACGTCCTTTTTACAGCAAGGACAATATTTTTTAGGTTCCTCTTTTACCACTGCGCGTTTTTCTTTTACCAAACGTTTATAGTTTCTCACCTGTTCTTTTGTACAAACTAAGCACACGTGTCTTGTTCTATACTTTTGCTGCGTTGAGTGCCAATAGGTATAGTACTCATCATCATTCCTTTCCACATTACACTTGCTACAAATCTTCATACTATAAATAGTCCTTAAAACAAAAAAGTCCTCGTCAGGAAATGGGAGTAACCTTCGGAGGACGTTGAGCGAAAATTGTTTTAGAACTTCCTACAATAAATATAGTATTAATATATCATAAAATCAAATGAAAATCTTTTATCTTTTGTTCTATTTTGATGATAAGGATAAGTCAATAGACAGTTTAGATTTTCTGCGTAGTGTATATCCCACAAAGAAATTGTCTTCATAACCATTTTTGTTTCACCAAATTCTGTTGTCTCAGGGAGTAACTTTTGGTGCCAACCTAAATTATTATTGTACTCATCAGTGTATTTCTTTACATCCCAACAATAAATACCATTACCGCCGGTGCAGACATAATACCCAATATTACAATCCATCAGTTTTTCATACTTAGGTTTCTCTATTAAGTAATAAAAGTACTCATCGTTTCTATTCTTCAACTCAAAATCAATTCCTTTCCTTTCACTATAATAATCAGTAGGACAAAAGATATCAGGACTTTTAGGTTTTAAGTCAGGGTAAATAAGTTTTAGTAGCGCAGCAGTGTCTTTTTCTTTTAAGCTCAACAAGTAAGCTCCAATAGGTTGTACCATATTAATTAATTTATAGCTCTAAAAACTTATTAGAAGCCTCAGGTTCACTCTTAACATAAAGTAATAGAATGTACTGGTCGTTATAAGATAACTCATTTTTGGGTAAGTTCTGTAAGAATAACAAGTATTCCTGTTTAGCTGTCTTGTTTAGGTGTTGGAACTCTTTAAAGGATAGCTCACCATCCCTCCACGTTAACTTAATCATTTTACTTTTAAATGTTTTAATTTCAAGTAGTGCTGGTACTCAAACATCACTTGTGTGCCTGGTTCCAGTATTACTTCCGATTTAACAAAAGCAAGGAAGATATGTTCCTTACCTTTTAATTTAACTTCCCAATTGGTATAGTTCATCTTCCTCCACTCTACATCCTCTTTCTTAATTATCTCAGTAATTTCTGCACTGTACCTTTTTGTTTCAATTAATTTTTCAGGTAGAGGTTGCAGGTCAAGATCTTTCGCTTCGCTCAGTTGAGAGTTAATCTTTTTAATTTCTTCAAGTAGTTTGTTCTGCACCTTCTTAAAATCATCAATCAGTGCTTTCTGTTGGTTGAACATCCTGCTGTGTGCTTGTTCCAACCTTTCAATTCTTTCATCAGTAGTTGCCATAACTTTTTTACTGTTTTTTTTATAGTGATTAATACATCCTTCAATCCACAAATCTAATTCTTGTTGTGTCATTTTCGTTATATAATTTCTTATGTAATATGTTGTCTTATCTTTAATTTAATATCTTATATAATAGTTTCAAGTTCACCGAGTAGCACCTTCGTCCAAACCGAATACCTCCTTTAACTTAACTTGTAGGAGGTCTTCGTCTAAACCGAAGGGGGTTATCGGTTTAACCTTACGTCTCGTGTAGTTCTTAATGGTGATATTCGTGCAGCTAATATAACCTAATTTTCTGAGTTTAGTAATCCTTTCTGATGCTGCGGTGGCACTAACGTTTAAGATCTTACCTAACGTACCATTTGATATTATGCACCCCTTATCAGTTTTACTATAAGATATTATCAACGAAAGGGTAATTTTATCACCATCATTTAGTCTATCATCAAGTAATACGGAATAGGGTACCATTAAAAATTGCTGCTTCATATTAGTTATAACTTTCTTCAACTGCGGTCTTTCTCATTTCAAGGTACCTACTCATCTCGGGAAAATCATAGGTTACCAAATAGCCGTCTTTTAATTTATCAAAAGAATAAAACATATCAATAATATTATCGCACATTGAATTAGTAAAATGTTTATCCATATTCATCATATCACCTATAATCAAGATGGTGCAAAATTTAATCATCTCCTTATCTTCGGGACTAACATCGTTATCCATTTCAGTAAAGATAAACATAAGACCAAACATTTTCTCGCACCCTTGCAGTTCTTCCAAACAATAGCTTATCAAGTGCTGAAAATTGCGCTCGTTAAACTTATCAAGCGTGGAGTCAAGTACGCTATTATAGAAGTCTAACTTTTTTTTAGTTGTTTTATTTAATCGTTTCATATTAATAATAGATTTGTAGCCAATATAATGGCGGGTAATTTAATTTAATAACAAGCTCAACCCATACCTCTATGAGTTCTTTTTTGCGCAGGGGAAATAAGCTCTTAATGTAATCGCAATCAAAATCTTCTCTTGTTTCATTTTTAAGCCATTCAATCTGCTGTATAATCAGTTGACGATTATCTCTCTCCAACTTATATACTTTAAGTTTTGGTGCAGGTGCTGGTGTAGTAAGT